TCTAACATTATATTTATCTCCTTTCTAAATAGAGGGACGGTTAAGCCCCCCTATTTATTTTTTGTTAATTTTAAGTTGTAAATGTGATTACAGAACTTGTTACTATTTTTCCATTAGGTAATACCACATTTAAGTATCTTGTAGTAGCTTCAGCAAGAGTAAGTGTACTTGAAAAAGTACCATCATCTTCTGAAATAAATTCATAAGATTTGGTAGCTTCGATACTGTGTTGTATCCCAGAAGCAACAGCAGCACTTGTAATGGTAGAAGTTGTATCTCCATCAGCATCGCTTGTTATATATGCTGTAACCTTATTTTTTACAGTTAAAGCATTACCAGCAAAGTCTTTTAATTGAACTGTTACTAATACCGCACTTGCTTCAGCACCTATGGTAAAACTTGCGGTATAAGCGCAACCTACTTCAGTTGTCCATTCCATTACGTTCATCTCCTTTATTAAGATTTTAGAGGGGGAGTGAACCCCCTCATTTTTTATACACTAGTTGGACAGTTAAAAATGTTCACGATACAAGCTCCGTTTATTACTACCGGAGAACATAGTTCGTACCACCCCATCGACCCATACATTGCCAGTGGATTATTAGGGTCTTCCACAGGTGGACAGAGATAGTATTTTCTATCTATACCACTAATTCTGACATTACCAAAAGCACCTTTTCCAAAGATAGAAATTACATAAACCGCAGCACCAGCTACATAAGTACCGATAGTTCCGGCAGTATGTCGGTAAGGAACGGTATCCTTATGGAAACGTACACCATAAATTTCTCCGTCTAAATTACGGCAGAGGTCTTTAGGTGCAGCATAGTGTTTCAAGTTGATATATTCGTCATCTCTCTGGAAATCATACTTCTGCAATGGAGTATAAACGGCATGGTAGTAACCATCATCAAACACCGGTATTCCATTAGCTTCAAGTAATGCTACCGCTTTTCTGATTATCTCAACTGTTACTTTATCGCCGGCAGTCAGGCCCACAGTAGTAACCAATCTAATAATATCGCCATTTTCACAAGCATGGTCTAAAGCAGGAGTCACTGTTATTTCATAAGTAGGACGAGTTGCATCACAGGTAAATTGTCTTACCTGTCCGTAGTTCTTTCCTGATAAGATTACCACTACTCCGGTATCGGTACTTGCCAATCCACTCATTGCGTCAGTACTAGCCCAGCAAATTCTGCCTGTAGTATTGACACCAGTACCAGATGTATCAACAGTCCTTTCGCCCGATTCATTAGTGTCGGCGTCAGCCCTTAGACCCATTCCGCCTTCTGCTACTACTTCCCAGATTAGAGAGTCGATAGTACTTGCTGCCGATATACCATGTTCAACCGCAGTCTGAGACATATCTTTGTCCATAGAGGTATACCAAAATTTCTTTGATGGTTTAACGTAATCTCCATATTCTTTTACTGTGGTTGATACGGTATTACCATAAACTTTGGTTGCACTGGGGTTAGTGCCTTCGGTTAAGGGAGTTCTTTTTAACCCAAAAGGTGCAATTCTGGTAAATTCTACGGTATCGCCAGCATTTTTAGGTATCTCATTGTGCTTTTCTCTACTGGCAAACTGGTCAAATACTACATAGTTTTCCTTCCCTTGAAGGAATTGTGCTTGATAATAAGTCTTGTTAAACTTGTGCGAAGTTGTTATTACTCCCGTATCTGCAAAATCTCCTAATATCAGTGATAGCGGAAACAATAATATTCGCCTAAATATTCTCTTGAGGTTCATAAGAGTTTCATCTCCTTTCTTAATATTTTGTTTTCCTCAACTATGCTTCTTTAGTCTCGGAGATTACTCTTTTCAACCGTCCTTTTACAGAGTGTCCTTGCGGTCTGCTTCAGGGATGTTGCCAAAAATTATAAACTCGATTTCATCGAAGCTATATGCCCCGTTTTTATATTTTCCCTTCTCTTTTTCTCTTTTCCATATCGGCAATTACCTTTTTCCGATATTCAGGATCGTCTTCCATTCGGTCAGCGTCATACTCTACTTTTCCTGCTGATGGCGTTTCCAGGTCACTAAGCCCGATGTTGGCTGCCTGCTTATTAGTCTTCATTTCTTCCATAATCTCCTTTTTGACCTGTTCACGCTCTTTTTCTCTTTCTTCTTTGCTGGTTTGGGAAAAATCTGATGCCGATAAATCATGGTAAGCCTGTTCGTAAGCCTTGGTTTTGTATTGGTTAAAATATTCGGGATTCTTATTCAGAAATTCCTGAACTTTTTTCCGGTCAAACTTTACCGGGAAATCTTTATATTTATCTTCCAGATCCTTGTAAAGTTTTTCCCTTCTTCTTTCCATATCACCTTGATAAAAGGGTGCAGTCTTGGCACTGGTTATCTGGTCAACGTAATCCGCCAGTTCTTTGTTATAAGCGATTAACTTATTCAGTGCCTTCGTGGGGTCATCATAATATTCATCATTACTTATGACCGGAGCTTGGGGTCTTTGAGGTAGTTTGCCTGGTTGCTGGGATTCTTTCATAGTTTCTTCTTCAATCTTGGCAACCTTTTCACTTAATACTTCTGCCTCCTTTACCTTCTGTTTCCAATCTCCAATCTCATCACTGCGACTCTGAATAAACTTCTCTTTCTCGTCTAATAATTTAACCAATTCTTCTGCTGATTTTCCCTTATATCGTTCAGGGACTCCCAATTCAGGCTTTTCTTTAGGCTTTTCTTCAGTTTCTTTTTTCTCTTCGCTTACTTCAGGTTCTTTGCCTTCTTCTCTCGCTATTAATTTTTTTGCTTCCTCTTCCGTTAAGTCCTTCCTAATATCAATTTGCTTTTCGACCTTCTCATCGGGGGTTTTCTCCTTTTTGGGAGCTTCCTTCTTGAGTGTGTTGTCTTTTGCCATTTTGATATTACTCCTTTCTTATTATTTATAGTAATAATGTTGGCTTTACATATACTTGTTTAGTATTACCTTCACTATCCGTAACCAATTTATAATTAAGTAATTCTCTTTTATCTATAACTCTTAAAAAATCTGTCTTTACTTTTGGATTTTCTACTTCTACGTATTCAACCGGATTAATACTATCATTTTGAGACTTATTCACTTGGTTATTTTCAAGTTCTTTTGCAAGTTTTCTAATCATTTTGGCAGTAACTTTATTTTTCATTATTTCTCCTTTACTTTCTTCTCAAAACATAAATCTCTTACACCATCACATAAATCAAAGCCAGATGCCCAACATTTGAAACCATTATTTTTAAACAACTTTTTCAATTCTTTCTCAAATGGTAGAAATCTTTCTTTTCCTTTATAGTAAATTCGACATTCGTTTTCTTTAAGTTCTATCATTTTCCTCCTTCCCCTTTTATCCTCTTCAATTCCTGCTCATCTTCATAGGCAGAAATCTCGGTAAATTTGAATAAATCCCTGAAATCCTTAATCCATCCAAGTATCTTTCGGCAGGCTTTAATGTCAGCCATATCATCATTTTTTTCATCTTTCAATTCTTTATCGTATTTTTCTTCTGACTTCTGTAAGAAATCCTCTATAATCTTCCAACCCGGCATCTTAGTTATACGCTTTAAACTATTCGCCTGGTTGATAGATAATTTTAATTCGTCTTTATCATTCATTGATGTTCCTCAATTTTCCAACCATCTTCATGGTCGGTAACTTCCCAGCCGAAAAGTATCTCATAAAAAGGATATGTCTTTGTCTTAAATTCCTTTGTTGATTCCTTTATAGTATAAGACCCTTTTAATTCACCTGTTTTCATTAATCTTGATATCTCTGTATTCAAATCTGCATTTATCTCTCTCAGTCTGTCATCTTTTATAAATATCTTTTTCATTATTATCTCCTTTGTTCATTTATACCTCCCCCTTGGCTTCTGACGCTTGCCCACCCGACGGAGATATCGAGGAAAGCATACCCCCGCCTGGTGAACGACCAGGCACGGGGATTAAACCTGGCCCTGGTTTCTCGCGGGTTTTTCCTAATTTCGCTTCTGCTTCTTCTCTCTTTTTCTTTTCCCGTTTATTAAATTCTCTTGCTTCCCGTTCTCTCTTTAGTGAGGGTATTAACTTTTCTTTATCTTTAAACATAAATCTGTCGGCTATACGTTTGCATATCTCTCTAATATCGATAACTGCTTCCATAACTGAGCCTTTTGGACCCTGTTGGGGCTGACCATCAGGACCAATCTTCGGGGCAACTGCTTTAAGGGCAAGATCAAAAAAGGTGAATAGATTTTTAAGCTCGGTTATTTTCTCCAGGAATCCTGATACACCGGTAGGTATAAAGTCCGGATTACCCTTCATCACTATATCTTTATGGGTGAGCTCGGTAAGTTCTAATTCTTTAGCTTTCTCTCTCCCCAATACACGGGCGGCATTGGCCTTCTTGAAAAACTGTATATTATGTTTGTAAAATAACTCTAAAACCTTTTTCCAAGCTGGTTCTAAATTATTTTTGGTTTCATTCTTAATCGGCATTAGTGCTTGCTCTTGCATTGACATTAAGCCTCTAAAAGTACCATGAATATCTTCCTTACCCCCCGAAGGCATAATCTGCGGTGGAGTAGCGGTCAGTTCTTCTATAATCTTCTCAAACATACCGATAATTTGATATAGGGGTGACAGGGCTGCTGCCAGTGCAGTCTGATTAAATGGATTAATCGTGCCAATTTTTTTTACCGGGAAAAACTTACCCGCTCTTGCCTTGATTGTTTTGGGGTTTCCCGCATAATCATCAATTACAAATTCATACATATTATTAGCAATCATATTAACAATCTCGGTTAATTTGTTATATAGATTGGTTACCATCGGGGCAAGTGCCTGCAGGTCCTCTCCTGTGCCAATCCCTTTATTTTCCCCGGTTAACTTATCCTTCCACACCGGAACGAAGATATTACCACACCAGTAGGGGTATTTTGTCGCTCTTATAACTTTAACTCTATTTGCTAAAGTGATAATACTCCAGACGTAATCTTCTTCAAAGGGATTGATATCAACAGTATCGTTCAGTTTACCCTCTATTAACCGCTGGGGTACTAATCCGTGGTATTCTAATAATTCTACCGAGTCTTTAGGGGCAGTCAGAGGGCTTTGCTTGGAAAACTCCGGATAAGAAGTGTCTTTTAATTCCTTGATATTAATATAAATACCATCAGGATTATCTTTTCTTTGTTCCTTCTGTCTCAAATAGGTGGCAGGAACATTGTCTTTTTGGAATATCTTCCAGGAGGTCAAATCTTTATTGAAGGGGTCAGAGAGAAATTTTATTACATCGACATTCTCAATGTCTGGGCCGTCGAATATAACTATATCCTTGTATTTATCTTCTCCAATTTTCTGTTTTTCTTCGACCAACTTCCAGGGGACGCACAGCACAGCATAGCCGTAGTTTTCGTAGTTTTTCAGCCAAGGAATTATCTTTCTCTCTACTTCGGCATTGTTCAGGTCATAGACCATTTTCAAGCGTAGATTTTCTGAATTCGGATCATCTTCTTCTCCGCCTGGCTCTAAATCGAATGATTCGGCTCCACGAGAAAGGAGCATCTCGGCAAAATGGGCTACCTTATTCCTGACCACCTTTTTAAGTATTGGCACATTTATATTAGGTTTGCCACCCTTTTCTTCGACAGTATAAGTACCGGTATAGTTATTTTTAATTGTCTGGAAATCATCCTGAATAGGTTTCCAGTAAGTTTTGGCTGTCTCATAGTGATCTAACACATAATCACGCAAGAGGTCCTCTTTGGTTTCTATAACCTTCTTTTCTTTCGTGTCCATTTTTTTGATTGTTTTTGGCATATATTACCATCCGTTTTTTCCTCGTATATCCCCCCGTTTTTATTTCTCTTTATTCTTCGTCTTTAATTTGCTTATTTATTTTTATCGTTAATTTATCAATCATTTCTGCTGGTGTTCCGTAATAAGTATGTTCACTATCACCAACATGTTTTATTGAATCTAAAAATACACCTTCGATAATTGTCTTAATTTTATCCATTATTTCCTCCTTCCCCTTTAAAATCCTCTTAATATATTCGATATTATAGTTAATATCTTTGACTAATTGCTCACAAGTTTCTACGGATAATACACCCCCATTAAATAGGCATTGGGTTTTTACACTTATTTCCTTTAATAAAACACTAATTTTCTTACATCCTTCTTTATTTATCATAAAGTCTATCCCCCCGTATATTTATTAGCATTGGCCAGTGCCTCTGCGTCCTGTTCTGCTTCCCACTGTGCCCACTTGCCCTGGGCCGAATGGGTTAGTTCCATTACCACCGTCGACATATAGCGATAGGCCGCCCCCGCGTGAGTATGGGGAGTATTATCTTCATAATCGCCATATTCCTGTATCTGCTTATTCCACTTCCTCCCCCATTGCTCAAGATGGGTCAATAGTAATCTAACCCCCTTGCTTTTATTGTTAAAAAAGCACCTGCTGGTAATAGCCAGAGCATTATCAACACTACTATCAAAATTTATTCGGTCTATGACATCAAACTTGATACCGACCTTCTCCGCCTTCTCAAGTCTTGATAAAGCTCTTTTCTCCTTACTGCTATCAGAACCCATTTCCCTGGCTTTAATATCATGGGGAGCCCAGTACTTTTGGTATAGATAGCCTTTATCTTTTAAAACCTGTGCATAATAGGCAAAGCTAAACCCGGAGGCCTCGTGATAGTCTATTATGTGAACTTCATTCCCGATTAACTGATAGAAGATAATCGCCATGAAGTTCGCTACGCCTAAATCCCAGGCGGTATAAACCGGAACAGACTCATCGTAACCATAACTGCCTATCCTGCCATCATTCTCGGCAATCTGTAATTGCTTCCCGATATAAGTACCTTCGATACCCTGATTGAAAGAGCAATAATATTCTTGATTGATATAATCCTCGGTCCGGTTATTGTCTCTTTCCTTTTGTATATCCGCTTCGGTTACCAGTCTATTGCCCTGATGATCAAAGGTATCTTCTACCGTTGCCGTTATGTGATAGCAATTCGGATTGTTTTTCGCTATATAATATCCCGCTTTAAAATGATTGTTGCCATTTGGAGTGCTGTTATAAACTTCCCAACCCTTGGTTTTCCTGATCATCGGAGACACAACATCTCTGCCCCGGGGATCCTGCCGGGCAAACTCGGCATATACTGCCCCATTGCCTGGCTTACCACGTAATGATTCATACTGCCCCATATTCGTGCCGAATATCTGTAT